CACTTGGCGGTAACTTGTTACCAAGTGCCAACGTCACATACGACTTGGGCAGTGAAACACAGGCCTGGAGAGATTTATATCTATCTGGTAACAGTATTAAATTAGGTTCTGCAACAATTACCTCAAGTGGTAATAGTGTTAGTATGGGCACTGGCAATGTAACAGGTGCCAACCTAACCACAGCAGGTATTGTAAGTGCAACTGGCAACATTGCAGGTGGTAACTTGACAGTTGGAACAGGTACTATTACTGGTGGTAACATTGTTAACGCTAACGGCAACGGCATAGGTAACATTGGTAGTTCTAGTGTTTACTTCAACACAGTATTTGCCAAAGCAACAAGTGCGCAATACGCTGACTTGGCAGAGAAGTACGAAGCAGACGCAGAGTACGCACCGGGTACTGTGTTAGAGTTTGGCGGCGACAAAGAAGTTACGCTGTCCACAGAAGCAGGCTCAACTAGAGTAGCAGGTGTTGTGAGTACTAACCCAAGTTACATCATGAATGCTGGATTAACTGCAGAACACGTGGCAATGGTGGCACTGCAAGGTCGCGTACCATGTAGAGTTGTTGGACCAGTGGCCAAAGGTGACATGATGGTGGCAGCCGGCAACGGTGCAGCCCGAGTGGATAACTCAGCTCGTGCAGGCAGTATCATTGGCAAGGCCCTGGAAAACTTTAGCGGTGCTGAAGGCACAATTGAAGTGGTAATTGGTCGCAACTAAACTGTGTAAATAAGCAAGCAACAAGATAGGGTCTTTGGGCCCTATCTTTTTATATAGACAAAGGAATATAACATGGCACCGCCATTAGGAATAAAAATTGGAGCAGGATGGAGTATAGGACCCGGGTGGAGTATGGGTGCGCCACCACCTCCACCAGTAGATTTATACACACCTCTTGCCGGCAGTTTGAGTTTCAACGGCTCAAGCCAATATCTCTCAATGTCCCCGGGTATGACTCCTGCCGCCGATGCATTTACCATAGAAGGCTGGTTCTACAACACCGGTGGATTTACTAACAAAGGATTGCTGGCCACTGATCAAAGTGTGGGCATGAGTCTGTTTACTAGCGATGATGCCACTATTACTCTGGATAGATATGGTGGAGGATATCAACCTGGTTATACTTGGCCAGCAGCAACATTGCAAACTAACAAGTGGCAATACATAGTGCTGAATCGCAATGCCAGCACTAATCTAGAAACCATGTGGATTGGTACATTTGTTGACAACTATTCAACAGTGACCTGTGCTCGAGCAACCGGCGCTTCAGGTGGCAGCAGTCCTAGCGGTGGCACACAAACTGACAGTCAAAGTTGGGGCAACAGCAACTGGGTAGGTAGATACTATGGTGGATATTTTCCAGGATTTATTACCAATTTCAGAGCGACCATTGGTGCGGCTGTGTACGACAGCAACAGTGCCACAATCACTGCACCAGTAGCACCGTTGACAGCAGGTGCCAACACTGAATACTTGATGTTGGGTGCAGTAGTGACCACAGACACAAGCGGCACACAAACTGTTACCAACAACGGCACAGTTGCACAGACTGGAACAACACCGTTTTAAAAAACAGTTTTAAACTCAAAAATAGGACTTTTGTAGTCCTATTTTTTTGACTAAATATCATATAACAATGGATGAACAATGGGATTAACTAAACCGCGTGCCTCGCAGATTTTTGATATAGATTACAAACAAGCAACTCGTGTAATCACAGTCAGCGATGTTACACTAGCCGGCGGAGCCCCAAGTCAAGTTGACGGAGTTAACCTGGCAGAAGACGATCGAGTTTTGGTAACTGGACAAAACACGGCCAGCCAAAATGGCCTGTATTTTGTATCCTCCGTGGGCACAGGTGCCAACGGCATATGGCTTCGCACAACTGACGGCAACGAAAACGGCGAAGTACAAGCCGGCATGATTGTGATGGTTACCGAAGGGTCTTTATACCACGACACCCAATGGAAATTAACCACCGATAATCCAATTATTATTGGTACTACTGCATTGACTTTTGTAATTAACATACTGAGTCAAATTGGCGGATCCAACACACAAATACAGTACAACAATGCCGGAACCATGGGCGGATCACCTGATCTAACATGGAATGGCACAACTCTTTACACAAACGGTGCAGTAAGTGCTACAGGCAATATAACTGGCAATTACATCCTGGGCAATGGTAGTCAACTAACAGGTTTACCAGCAACATATGGCAATAGTAACGTAGCAACATTTATGGCTGCGTTTGGTAGCAATACCATAAGCACCACCGGATCGATTACTTCGGGAAATGTTACGGGTAGCAATGTATTAACAGGCGGATTGATCAGTGCAACTGGTACTGTCACAGGTGGTAACTTAACTACAAGCGGCAGTGTAGGCATTGGGACAAGCTCACCAAGTGTTAAATTTCAAACGGTTCAAACTATTGCTGATTGGACAGGAGATTTTAAAAATTACACAGCAGGGGCTTATGGATTAAGAGTAGATTTATCAGGTTCGTCTGGCAGTCAAGCTGCCTTGCAGGTGTACACTGCGATTGGTAATGGAATGATAGTTAGAAACGATGGTCTCGTTGGTATTGGTACTTTTTCCCTTGATCCATCAACACTATTAACGGTTGCAGGTGCAATTTCCGCTACTGGTACCATCACCGGTGGCAACGTATTAACAGGTGGATTGATCAGTGCAACCGGTGCCATTACTGGTGCCGCAATTACTGGTAGCAGTTTGACTGTGTCAACAGGCAACATCACTGTTGGTAATATTGTCAACGCCAACGGTAATGGGGTAGGTAATATTGGATCAGCAACAACATACTTCAACACTGTTTTTGCCAAGGCCACCTCAGCACAGTATGCTGACTTGGCAGAAAACTATGAAGCCGATGCTGACTATGCTCCCGGCACAGTGGTAGTATTTGGCGGTGACAAAGAAATCACCATCAGCAATAAAAATCACAACACCGCAGTGGCAGGAATTATATCAACTAACCCAAGTTATTTAATGAATGCTGGACAGTCAGGAGAATGGATATTGCCTGTAGCATTGACTGGTCGTGTTCCTTGCCTGGTTCAAGGACCTGTAACCAAAGGCACTGTGTTGGTAACAGGAGACACTCCTGGAACAGCCATGGCCATAAAAACATCAAAATTCAAACCTGGATGTGTGGTTGGAAAATCATTGGAAAACATCAAATCTAATGAAGTTGTGACCATTGAAGTTGCAGTAGGACGATTATGATACAAGAACGATATAGAGCAGACTACGAAGGTGAATTTGTAATCACCGAAAGCCGATGGAGCGGTGGCAAAAAAACACAAAACAGAGAATGGGTAGCCAATCCGATTGACAACCAGCACATCAGTGGCCGCGCTGCCTGCATTGGTAGCAATGTAGATCGTAACTTATTTGATTATTCAAGACTACAACGTCATAAAGGTGGCTTGTTAAGTTCAAAAAAGTTACAGACATACGGCACAGGTACAATTGCTAAAGAGATGCGATTGAACTTTGCAGTGGAAATTGATAAAATCATCATCGACGAACTGGTTGAATCTGGGTATGTAAATGACAATATTGTGTACGGTAGCACTCGAACCTGTTTAATGCATCCGGGAGAATTTTATCTAATTCCCTACAACACACTCATAGCACTAGAAGCTCTGGTGTTATGGATGGCAGCATTTGACGGGCATAAAGAAATTTATGCACTGGGTTACACCAACGACACAGTTGGAACTGTGAGTGAATGGTTGGCACATGTAAACGGAGTAATAACAGCGTATCCGTCAACTAAGTTTACATTCATTGGTGAAGAGTCCAATATTCCCAAAGCATGGCGTATGAATGCCAATGTTGCTTGCTTGAACTATCGTCCATTTATAAGTCACTGCGATATCTGAATACTGTGTTCCACAGTGGCCATTTTGTCACGAACAGCATCAAAATTCACAGTTGACCACAGGCCAGGATGCATGGGTCTAGGCCATGTTCCGGATGTGATCCAGGCCCAGCCAATGTGTTCATCGTTCAACACAGGTGTAAATTCTTTAGCAACGCTACAGAAAAATGTGTGATAGGCAAATCCACCATCAGCACTGGTGAACTTTTCAATAGGAACCAGTCGCAAATACTCGGGCATGTGCCCCAGTTCTTCGGTACACTCGCGTGTCATTGCTTCGATTAGTGTTTCATTGGCTTCAAATTTGCCGCCAGGCAACCCCCACGAGTCTGGGTGACGTGAGTCGTTGCGCAACAGATACAAATATCGTTGTGTGCTCACACTGTAGAACCAAACGCCCACAGCATTTACAGTACTATTCTCCATTGGCCTCCTGGATATAATCCTTGATAGCTCTTGACCCATGTTGTGCCTGTCCATTTGTATTGAATTCCAGTTGTTATATTAGTTACGTATTGTAGGTTGTCAGGACTAGAATTATTTTCAAAAACCACTTGCCAACGACCATCTAGGTATTCAATGATGTCGTTCTTTCGAGCAATCAGCGGTTGTCCTAGCGTGCCTTGCCAAGCCACAGCGTAGCCATTGTCACTGCCAGTGTCTTCAGTTAACAAATACCGTTGTCCTTCGACCGGCACAGGTAATCCTTCGTTTGGTCCACTGCGCAGTGGATCAATCACTGAACGTACAGGCGACAAGGTATTTTGTGGAACAGTGTCTTCATCTATAGTATACAGCATAAATCGATCATCGGATGGGTCATAAGCAATGGTTCCGGCAACTTCAGTGCCGTCAGGTTGCTCTAAAAAGATCTGACTGATGCCAGGCCGTAGCACTCCGTAGACCCCAACCAATGCTGTCCATAACAAATTGCTGGGTGGCGAATCTGGTGGTGTCAAACTGGCATTAGATTCATCAACTACAGCACTGGGACGCAGAGCCTGCAACTTGTTGCCAATCAACAAGGTTTGATAATCCCAAGGAGTGATCACTATACGTGTGCCCAACAGTAAGTCGTTGTCGAGCACTGCATTTGACGCATCACCTTGGGCATTATATATGTTGGCAATGATACGCTCGACCACACCCAGTTTCTTGACCTTGGCTGGACTACTGATCCAAATTGGCAGGGTAAATGTCATTGTACAAATGTCAATGGGATCTTCTGTGCCAACCGGAACTGACCGGCTGGTCCACTGTGTTGATTCCAGTTCAACAATGCTCAAACTGGTCCAATCAAGATAGTTGTCTGTGCTTTGAATTTCCAATGCCGGGTTAAACAACACCACAATCTGTTCCAACAACTGCATCTTTTGATTGGTATTGCTGGTCCATATGTCCAGCTTGAGTGTGAGTTTGTATGGAACAGGCATCAAGCGTTCAATGGTAAACGCATTGCCCTGTGTGGTTTCGTAGGTGTCAGTGACATCATCGTAGGTGCGTTGACGCACAGCAATGTTGCTGACATAGTATGGCTCTTGCATTCTGGGACGATCGTAGTCAAATCCAGAAATGTAAAAACTCATCATGGGCACAGATGTCATGAAACTGGCAGAGTTGTTCTGCATGATGGTTTGTACTTGTCTGCTAGAATCACCGTAGCGTATGGGCACACGTACCAGCGTGTGTGCTGTTCCTTCTTCGTTGCGTCCGTATTCAATTTGAAAGTTTGAAAAGATTCTTGTGAACTGTAGCAAAAAGCGACGGATTTGTTCGTCATAGAAAAAATATGGATTTTCTGCTGAATTTTGTGTTGTCATTGTTGTTTAACCACCATTGTCTGCATTGGGTTTGAGTAGGTCACTGAGACTCTGACGACTTGGAATAGCACCACGGTCAGTGGTCTGTACTGTGTTTCTATTGTTGACAAAACTGGCTCGTTGTGACGCTGCCGGACCTTCGGACTCAAACACTGGTTTGATACGAACACTGTCTTCAATCTTGACCCATGATGCGCCATTGTAACGGAACAGGCGATTTGGAAAGTAATCCAATCGCAAGGCATAATCGCCAACTGCTGGCGATGCTGGAAAACTAACACCCGGAGTCACAGGCAATCCGTTTGGCGCAATGCCATCGCCAGTCAAGTAGCCAATTGTGTAGCCATCTGAACGTGGTGTAGTACCTTCACCACCTTGAGTACCATCCACTGTGGGTGGCGTTTCGTCTGCTGTTAGGCCTGATTGTGCAGGTTGTCCATCTTCTGCTGTGGGAAGAATATAAAACTTTACTGTATCGTATCCAGTTAGTGGAACTTCAACATCGGCTTGTACCAAAATTGCATCGTTCAGTTCTAGGTCTTTTGTGCGAGTAGAAGTTTTTCCTGCAATGGTATCTGGAGTCTTTTCGGTCCAGTAGGCAGTATTGGTTATGTCTGTGCCAGGCGGAACATTGGTGTTGGCAGTGTAGTACTTGTCGCCATTGTTCACAACAGTGCCGGCAGGATAATAGTTGCCGGGATCCCAGATGTTGTTGGGTTCAAATGCCTGTTTGGTAATGCTGTTGTATTCTTGAGCATTGACCATTGGAGTGGCCTTCACACGCCATAAGTGCGGCAGCCAAGTTTGACTAAAACCTTCTGAAGCAAAGGCCGCATCCTGGATCACATACCAGCGAGGCAATGCTTTGGCCAAACTTTTGTCTAAGGGATGATAATCTTTTAGGTTGGGAATTTCTATCACGTCACCTGACATGAGTTTACGCCCAATGGTGTCAATCATGTCGTTGTAGGAAAAAGTGATGAATAAAGTGTCGTTGTTCAAAAACAAGCCAAATTGTGTAAGATCAAAGTCAATGTCTGCCACACGATACACACCGCGTTGTACATACACATCTGGATCATATTGACGATCACGATTTTCTAACAACAATAAATCCTCAATAAACAAGGGATTTGAAGTTTCGTAAACAGGAAGCGTGGCATCTGCATCACCGGGGTCGCCAGTTGCTGGGCCGAGATATTTGTGGATGAAAATATCCAAACCGCCAATAGTGAACATTTCTGAAATAGTTCGATCTAAAAATCGATAGTCGGCCGTCCTGTTTGGCCTATACATGGAAAGTTTTGGCATAGTCTACTATTTAGTAAGATTTGTTGCCTTGCATTTATCCCCATGCCACCGGTTATACATGCCTATTGAATATACATTATTACAATGCTCACAAGTTTTTTTGATCTGTGAAGGATGCCTACCTGCCTGTAATGCTTTAATATTTCCTTGCCGCTGTATTTCGCCACCTAATAGATGATGAGTTCCTTCTTCGACTAATCTACGCTGAGTTTTTCTTTGCATATCACCACCAAAAAAGTGATGAGTTCCGTTGCTGGCTCTAACACGTGATGGATGATTTTCTCCCAAGAAGTGATGGGTTCCGTCGGTTAGTAACTTGCGCTGTGTTTCGCTTGATTTTCTACCGTCAAACCAGTGATGAGTGCCGTCTGCTATTTTTTTGTGTACTGGATTGCTGGCTCCTAAAAAGTTATGTGTGCCATTTGCAACTCTTTTTCTACTCAGATCGCCACCTACCCACGGATGAGTACCGTTTTGAACTCTTTCTAGGTTGCTGTTAGTTGCTAGTTGAGACAGTTCCTCAGGAGATAATTTCATACGTAAACTTATTTTGTGGCAAGCACCCCAGTCTTTTTGAGAATAATGTATATCATAATGTTCTTGTATTGACACTGCTACTAAGTTTGTAGGATCATTATTCTCATGATTACCATCAATATGATGTATGTCATAACTACGCCCATTGGTATCAATTGGGATCGTCCCGTGATTGGTGATATATATTTTTCTATAATCCTTACGCATATTATTATTTATCATTATTTATGGTACCGGTTGACCATTAAATCCCAAACTGCTATAATTAGGTATTATGAAAATTGTTAAATTAAATGGTAGACACAAACAGTTCCGTGAGCACGGGCATGTAGTAGCTATGCGTTTTGACTCTGTCGTTGCCCCAAATAGGAATAGGTATGAGTTAGCCTGCCAGAAACGCTGGCCTGGGCACGGCCAACAGGGTAACGATATCTGGTACAGTTATATAGGCACACAACCAGCTAGATTAAGAGAGCTAGACTCTCCATTCTGGATTACTTTCCGCAATGAATACGATTTGACCATGCTATTGTTGACTGTAACTTGACCAATAAAATCAAAACTGCTATAATACACACTTACCCACTCCAGGAGTATGTTATGAAAGCTGGTAACTTTTTAGCAAAGTACACAGGCCCAAAAGGCAAACCTTTTTATTCTTCCTATTACAAAGTAAAAGCTACGGAAAAATGGGTGGAGTATGCATTGGACATTGTGGACATGAGCCGTATAATAATGACAGTGGACTTTGACACTAAATGGAAACTGGTAGAGGCACTGGAAACAGCAGAACGTAAAAAAGCCTGGATGTACAAACACAAAAATTTTGACGTAGTTCGTGCCGCTAAACTTTTTGACGCTGTAAAACACTTGCCCAGAACTAAGTAAGGAATATTATGATCGCAACTAAACCCGTTAAACCGCTGAACCCACGCAGTGCAGATACCAATGCCATGGGCATGGAGCCAACTTGGAAAACCCAACCCACCGAAGGTCGTATCAGTGCTCTTAGCCATGCGTTCAGTTGGTACAATTACTTTTACGGCAAAAAAGATGCACGTGAGATGATTGTGAACTATCTGGAAACAC